TCCTCGAAGCGGTCGATCACAAAGCTCGCCGTGTTGCCGTACCACGCCCAGCCGTTGTCCTTCCACTTGCTGGGCAGATATGCCGGCCAGGTGCACTTGATGGCCCCATCGGCGTGGAATTGCAGCTCTTGATCCTTGAGCTGTGGTTTTTGACGCACAATCAGTGCGGTTTCGCCCTCAGGGGCTAGGTTTACTATAAAATCTAAGAACTCCACTTGAAAATCTCCTTTTGGAAAAGACGCCCGGCCAGTGCCTCACACTGCCGGGCGTTGTTGTTTATCGAGCCGACGAAAAAATTTGAGCAAGGGCCGCATGTCTAGCAAGCGCGGCATCAGTAAGCGTTTTGTAAGCCCCAAGGTGTTTTTTATGCGGCCCTCGGTTTACATACGCCACCCAATTCTGCCTGCGGCTATCGTAAGACACACCAGTATAGCCACTACTATTGTTGCGACGAACAGGTCCATTTAGGCCGTTCATCGATTGACCTACGTCACGCAAGTTAGACAGCCGGTTATTATTCCGACGGCGGTCAATGTGGTCGATGTTTTGCCTAGGCCATTGACCATAGACGTACAACCAAGCCAAACGATGCGCAAAATATTTAACGCCATCGATGCTTAGTTTTGTGTACCCGTTGCTATCAGTGTGTCCTGCTACCGCACCTCGACTTACTTTACCAGTAGAAACGCGCCAATAAAACAGACCAGATTGACGATCGTACCGAACAACTTCTTTCAATCGTTTTTGCGTGAGAGCGCTTGTTTTCACGAGAACCTTTCAGAAGGGCCGCCGTCAACTGCTAAAGGCAAACCGGCGGCCCAAGGTGGCGGTGTTGTCATAATTTCCGCCATTCTACGCCCAACATCGTCCGCATTGCAAGCGGGCGCCTCCGCGATTACTTGATCGTGTATATGCGCTACGACGGCAATGGATTCACTATCCATGACGCGCAAAGAATGCCGCAACACGTCATGTGCAACAGCCTGTGTTATATTTTCAACAGCAATCCCGTACCAGAGCTTGGCGCGAGGCCATTCTTTTGCCTCAGCGGATGGCTTCCATGCCGCTTTCGCGTACGAAATCTCTCCGTCTTCCTCAAACCGCGCGTACGGATAGCACAACACACGACCTGAAGGCAGCATGTACCACAGGTGCGTTTTGTCGTACATGTAGGTCACGCGGTTAGCGGTGAATTCTGATCCAGGGTTACGCATGGCACGACGATACGTATCCTCAGCGCGTCGCCACATAGGTTGCGCCCAAGGATTCGCACGACGCCATAAATTAACCATCCGCTGCGCTTCGGTTTCGGTGATTGATATGCCATAGATGCGCGCCATAGCACTGAACGCGCCGACGCCGCCACCGAATCCGCAAGCGAGCACGGCCACCTTGGCTTGTTGACGTTGATCTGACGACACCTCAGTCACATTAAACATATTGCGCGCGGTGGCGACGTACATGTCTTCACCGCGTCTGAAAACGTCAAGCGTGGCTTCACCATGCTCGCTAAGCCATGGCAGGACTCGCGCTTCGATTGCTGACCAATCATAATCAATAAACACTGAGCCTTTCGGCGCAATGAACGCTGGGCGCAGCATTTCTTTTAGGATCGCCGTTACTTTCAGACCATGTTGAGGCACGATCGAATGGCCTCGAACCATTGCTGTGCGGACGGCCTCGGGGTGTTTAGCGCTTTTACGTGGAAGATTATGGACCTGAGCTCCGTAGGACGAAGCTCGCCCCGTTGCACTGCCTCCAGCAAAAACGAAGGCACCTCTAACTCGGTGATCTTCTTCATCTGCAATTGATGCAAGTTTGCTGAACTTCGCAACCGAGCTCGCCCATAAGTCACTGGCGCACTGGATGACTTCCGCCACGTCGGGTGGTACTTCATCGGGATTCTCCATCGCGAGCAGGTTAGCTCGCACTGTCTTATCGATTGAATACTTGGCCTCGCCGTCCTTGTGCACGACCATTAGCTTCTTGGCCTCGTCACCGACACGCGCCAGCACCCACTCGCGCATCTTGGGGCTGCGCACGCTGGTGATCTCGCCGTTCGTAACCTCGGCCACCACGTCTTGAATCTCAACCAGCTCGTCCTGCGCGTAACGCATGGCGGCCTTGGCCAAGGCGGTGTCGACCAGCACACCCCGGTCGTTGATGCGCTCGTTGACATGATAGTCGGCGAGCTCGTCAGCGGTCAGGTCGCGCATGGCCTTGGAGACGGCGCGCATGGCGTTGACGTCCTGCTCGCAGTACTCGATCATCTCTTGCATCAGCGCGGCGTCCTGGCGGAAGTTGCCGTCGGCCTGCGGGATGGAGAGGAGGCGAATGAGCTGCGAGCCGCGATGGTCCTTGCGCATGTTGGCCGACGCGAAGCGTCCCACGTCCTCGAGCGAGCCAGGGGCGCAGTTGGCGCGGGCCTGAGCGGCGGTGCAGTAAAACTGCTCAAGGTCGTAATTGATCTGGAGCACATACCAGAAGATCAAGCGCTCAAACGCGGCGTTGTGTGCCCTGATCTGGCCGGTGTGACGCCCCACGCGGGCGGGGAAGGGCTCACCCGGCACCCAAGTGCGCACCTCCTCGTCGTTGAAGGCGTAGGACATGCACAGCACATCCGTGCTCGCGTCCTGCGCGTAGTTGTAGACCCCAGCCTCGGGCAAGTCGCACCGGCTGCGGGTTTCAAAATCGATCCAAAGGATTGACATGGTATAGGTGGGGCCTACTCGCTGCACCGTTGTGTCGGATGCCCCCGACGCGCCAGCATCCGCTTTCGGCCCCGATTCGTTAGTCAGTACCGCCAGCGTTCTCGACCACGGGCGGCGGCTCTTGTGGAGGCGCAGGCGGGGTCGATTGTGCAATGGCTTGCTCACGAATTTTCTCCGCCAAGCCTGAGAACAGGGCGATGACGGCGTTGATCTCACTCACGTGTAGGTCGATCTGCATGACGACCTCACGCAGCGGAGCGACGACGGCGCGTCGGTGCGGCAGGCGCTGCCTCAACCTCGGGTTCAGCTTCTTCGGCTTGGTCTTCGCCGTTGATGCTGATCCAGTCCTCAACCTTGAACACTGGCGTGTAGATGCGCCCGTAGCTCTTGTGTTGATAGTGGTCTTTGTCGAGCGTGATCACCGCCACCGGCTTCGTCTGGTCTTTGTCCACTTGCGCAGCAATGGCCACGGCAAGTGCTTGGACCGCCTTCATACCGCCGACAGACGTCGTGGTATAGCGCGCCTCCATGCCCTCATCGCTTCCGCTGATGCACTTGAGAGACAGACCGACTTGCTTTTCCCAGCCCTTCTTGGCGCCAGGAGGCGCGGCTTCCAGCTCAGGCAGCGGCATAGCCACGCCAACGAGCTTTTCGCCAAGCACTTCACCATCGCCCCAAGCAATGTAGCCATGGACAAAAGAGAAGGGGTTGACGGCCCACTGCGAGTCGGGCTCGACCTCAGTCTGATCGGCACCAAAGACCCAGTGACCCGTGCGATCCATTTTGAGGATCACCGTGGCACCGGGGCCGGCATCGACTTCGAGCTGACGCAAGGCGGTGGACAGAGAAGACACCGCAGGCAGGTTGGCTTGAGAGAACTTTACGAGATTTGACATGATAGTCCTTACTTTAGTTTAGAAAGGGCCGCAGTTAACTGCTTCCCGATTTGAAGCGCCGCAGGCCGGGGATCGCTCTCCGGCACCAAGGTGCTGCCCGATGACACTGCCACGACGAGATCGTCAGGCAACGCCACCTTGCTCTTTTTGAGGGTCTTCTCGGCAACAGCCGGAGAGATCACCTCGGGTTCTTTGAATGGATTAAGGACGCCTTGCGTCTTCAGCCATTCGACTGCTTTTTTGTCGTCACGCCACTGCCGTGTAGCGCGCTTGGCGACGAGCTTGTAGCCTGGCACTGTACCATTGTTCTCGAGCACTGTGAAGGCCAGCGCACGCAAGTCGTTGATGTACGTCTCGAGGTCTTCCGCGCGCTTGAGGCACGCGCCCAGCTCCTCAGGCGTCAGTAGCGACACGACGCGCTGCGTCTCACGCTCTATCGCGCCGTTCATCTGCGGGCAAATGGGCTTGGCCGAGCACCAGCGGCAGTGGTCGCCAGTGGCCAAGGGGGCGTTAGGCTTCAAGGCCGTCTTGACTGCGGCGACCAACTGCTGCTCGAACTTGGCGATGCGCTCTGGCGTCGTCACCCAGCGGCGCATGACGGGTGGTTGGATGATGATGCACTCGATCTCGGTTGCACCCTCAAACGCCCACATGGCCTCGGGCGTGCGCATGGCCGCCGCTGCGTAGAACATCAACTGGGGGTTTTCGTCAGCATCAACAGCAACACCATCACCAAACTTCCAATCAAGGACAATGGCCCGGCTGCCAATACGGCCAATAAGGTCAGTGCTTCCAAACACACCTGGAAGAATGTCACCAAAGCCGACACGCGTTTCGACTTCATACACCATCTCTTGGTTAGGGTCTACTTCGTCGAGCAGGCTCAACGCTACGCGCAGCTTCTCATCAATCAGCTCTTGCGTCAAGACTTGATCGTTGTAGGTGCGGCCCAGGTAGTCCTCGGGCTCTTTGAGATGGTGCAACACGTCAGCGATGGTGTCGTGCAGGAGCGTACCTTCGTCAGCGTACTTGCTACTGCCTTGGGGCGGCATCTTCTGCACCAGCACCACTGAGCCGGGGCAGTTGATGACGCGCTTGGCGGTCGAACCGCCGACGATGTTGGAGTGTGCGGCGGGCTGGCTCATTTGGCGCGCTCCGCAAGCATGGCATCGGCTTGTCGATATGCCATTTCAGCAACTTTTGTTTCGTGAAGCTCATACTCTGTATCAGCTTCCAGAATACCTTGCATCGCCGCCGCCGCAAAGTAGTCACGTACCGACATGTACTGTATGTGCCCGCCAGTCGCAGCAATGATTGCTTCAATTTCTTTTTCCACTTCACTCTCCTTTAGTTGATGAGCCTCCAGCATAACACAGAAAAAAGACTTGTGCAAAACTTTTTTACGTGTATACTCGCGCCGGAGAAAAGGAGATACAGCAATGAAAGAAGCAGCCATCGAGGCGTACCTGGTCAAGAAGGTCAAGGAGATCGGCGGCATCGCCTACAAGTTCGTGAGCCCTGCGCACCGGGGCGTGGCCGACCGCATCGTCGTGCTGCCCGAGGGCGGCGTTGTCTTCGTTGAACTCAAGGCCGCGCACGGCGTGCTGTCCCCACTGCAAGAGGTGTTCGCCCGCGACATGCAACGCCTGGGTCAGAACTACATAGTATTAAAGTCCAAGGAAGAAGTTGATGCTTTCGTTAAAGTGGTGAAGAAATGAGAATCCTTGTCGCTTGTGAGTACTCAGGGGCCGTGCGTGACGCGTTTATTCGCGCTGGTCATTACGCTGCGTCCTGCGACCTACTACCGAGTGAGTCGCCGCTTGGTGATCACTATCAATGCAGTGTGCTCGACATCCTTGACCACGGTTGGGACTTGATGATCGCGCATCCACCTTGCACTTATCTGTCCGTCAGTGGCATGCACTGGACGACGCGCGGTTTGCGCGATCCCAAGCTGACCGAAGACGCGCTGGACTTTGTGCAGCAGCTCATGGACGCGCCGATCGAGCGTATCGCCATCGAAAACCCCGTAAGCGTCATCAGCTCGCGCATCCGCAAACCTGACCAAATCATCCAGCCGTGGTGGTTTGGCCATGACGCTAGCAAGAAAACCTGTCTTTGGTTAAAAAATCTGCCGCCCCTTACGCCAACCGACATGCTGCCGGGCGACGCCAAAACGCGTAGGGCCAACCAGACCGCCAGTGGCCAGAACAAGCTATCACCTAGCAAAGACCGCTGGAAGATTCGCAGCGCAACCTATCCCGGCATCGCCAACGCGATGGCTGCGCAGTGGGGGTGCTTGTGAAACTGCGCGACTATCAAGAAGCCGCAGCTGACTTCCTGTTCGAGCACGACCGCGCCATGGTGCTGGCGCCAGTCGGTGCCGGCAAGACTGCGATCACGCTGACGGCCATGCGAGACATGGTGCGTGAGAGTGTGGTCGAGCGCTGGCTGGTGCTGGCGCCTAAGCGTGTGGCCAACAGCGTCTGGATGGCCGAGGCAGACAAATGGGCGCCCGGGCTGTCAGTACTTACCGCCACTGGCATGCCTGCGCAGCGACGATTAGCTCTTGAGAGCGACGTGCAGGTCATTGTCACCAACTATGACAACCTGCAATGGCTGGCCGAGCAAAACTTGTCCAGCTTTGACGGCATTGTGTTCGACGAGCTGACACGGCTCAAGAACCCCAGCGGCCAACGCTTCAAGGCGCTCAACAAAGTCATCGACCAGTTCCAGGTGCGCTGGGGCCTGACGGGCAGCTTCACCAGCAACGGCCTCGAGGACGTGTTCGGTCAGTGCAAGATCATCGACCAGCGCCTGCTGGGCCGCAGCAAGGGCGCCTTCCAGCAGCAGTACTTTTGGCAGCGCGTGCGTGGGACGCACACCGAGTGGGAGCCGATGCAAGGGTCGCTCGAGAAGGTGATGGTGCGCATCAAGCCGGCCACCTTCGTGCTGGAGCCTGGCGAGTACAAGGACAAACTGCCGCCCCTGCACACGGTGCCGGTGGAATGCGAGATGGAGATGACCGACTACAACACCATGAAAAAAGACTTTGTGGTGCAGTTTGGCGACGACTTGGCGGCCATCGCTCAGAACGCTGCCGTCGTCACGCAAAAGCTCCAGCAGTTGGCGAGCGGCTTCATCTACACCGACCAAGGCGCCATGCAGTTGTCGTCGCACAAGTTCGACGCGCTGGCCGACCTGCTGGACGAGAACCAGCACGCCAACACGATCGTCTTCTACAACTACATCGAGGAACTGAATGAACTCAAGCGACGTTTCCCTAACGCCAGAACAGTTGAGAGCATTGACGAGTGGAATGCCGGACGTGTACGCCTACTATGTCTGCACCCCAAGTCAGCCGGCCACGGGCTCAACCTCCAGCACGGCGGCTGCCACCTTGTCTGGCTCAGCCTGCCATGGAGCCTCGAGCTGTACGAGCAGTCGATCGGTCGACTGCACCGCAGCGGCCAGCGACACGGCGTCTGGTGCTACGTCTTGTTGACCAAGGGCACCGTGGACGAGCGCATCTTCGCGGCGCTGCAAGACAAACGAACGCTATCTGACATAGCCATGGAGAGTTTGAAATGAACACGATCAAAGACCGGATACGTTCCACGAAGGCGCAGCTGCGCATCGCGGTGCGGCAATACAACCAAGCGGAGCGACTGATGCTGCGCCTGACCAATCAACTCATTGACCTGGAGCGACGAAATGAATTGGAGAGAGCTAAACAAGAAGCTAAATCTGCTCACCGAGCAGCAGGTGCTTGATCTACTCAACGCCGAGCGTGCTGGCGCGCGTCGGGTGACCTTTCTTGAGCGGCTGCACCAGCGCTACACGGCGCTGCGCACGGCCAGAGAACGTATCGAACTTTTACAGGAGGCAGTCAAATGAAATTTCTTAGTCAAATCCGTGAGTTGTTCCAACCCCCAAGCGCTGAGGTGCTGGCCGTGCGTGAGTACGAGGAGTGCAAGCGCAAGCTCTTGGAGGCGCAGTCAGCCAAAGAGTACGCCAGCGCCATGTGCGACCGCTACGAGGCGTCGATCTATCGGCTGGGACGCTACATCAGAGGCGAGGAATGAAGTGCCCTGAATGCGGTGCATGGACTGACGTAAAAGAGACGCGCAGCCGAGGCACCTACGTTTACCGCCGGCGCTGTTGCGCCAACGAACACTGTTTCACCACCGAGGAACGCGTCGTCGTCAAGCGCATCAAGCGAGCTCGCGCCGAGTGTGACTCGCCCAGCAAGCAGGAACGAAATGATTGAGATGACCATGCCGCAGTTTGAGACTTGGAGCCCTGACAACCTGGCAAAGTTCGCCCACGACGCCTACGCCAAGATGCAAGAGCAAGACGACCGCATCCAGCAGTTGCAGTGCGAGCTAAAGGACGCGCTGGCGGCGTACCGCGCCGTGCTCAGGACATCAGAAGGTCGCCCACTCGACGAGCCCAGCCCTTCGCAAACGTCGGCCAGTTCGGCAGCGTCGTCAAGAAAACTAACCTTTGTCCAAGGAACCGGCGCAGAAGTCCGTCAGGAGCTTGCTCGGCAATGGCCTTTAGGGTCTTCGGGCCAATGACGCCATCGTCCTTGACGCCTAGCGCCCGCTGGAGCCAGCGGGTGGCTTGACCAACGCCTGAGTTGACCGCGCTGTCAAAGACCGCGTATCGCACTGCTGGAGGCAGCGAATCCGCTTGGATGGCGTCCCAGTACTTGCGCTTGTAAACAGCCTTGGCAAAGTCAAGGGGCAGCTCGCGCATGGACCCGCTGTATCCGTTCTCTCGGGCAACTTGCTCAGTAACGCCATAACGGGTTGCACCGCCGGGATCATCTTTGTCGTTGCTGTAATCGCCCTCAAACCCGACCAGCTTTTCAAAAGCTGTGTCGAAGTTCATGCGTCAGGCGCAGCGACGCCGATGAGGCCGGCGACTGCCAGGCCCACAGAGATGATGGCGTCGGCCATGGCCGGGGCCACGGGCACGCCCACGGCGGTCAGCAGCAGGATGATGCCGCGCCAGGTGGAGGCTTCTTTCAGTCGGGCAAGGATGTAGGGTTTCATCGGTCGGCCTTTCCGTCTAGTTTGTCGAAGATACGCCCGAGCATTTCCCGGACGTCTTTCATGTCGTTGCGATAGTCATCACGGGCGACATAGTGGGTTGGCAACGCACGCACGTCGTTGTCCAAGCGATCGATAGCCATGTAGATGCGGTTCAATGTCCAGCCACCGAAGAAGCCAGCCACAGCCACAGCGATGTTGAAAAGTACTTGGTAGTCCATGGTTCACGGGGCAAGGTTGTTTTTCTTTTCGCCGCCGACCAGCTGGTTGCGGATGGCAGCACGGGTCTTGGGGCCTTGGCCGCCGCCAGAGGTCGGGCGCGGCTTGGCGTATTGGGCTTCAAGGGTGTCGAGCAGGTCCATCATCTGTTCGCGCTTGGCCAGGGCCTCCTGGCGCATGCGCTCGTTTTGCGCGCGGGCGGCGATGTCGGCAAACGCCTGCTCTTGCTGGCGCGCTTTGCTGATGGCGCCCTCGACCCACTTGCGGTCCATCATCTTCTGGGCGATGGCTTTGTCGTCGAGCTTGGCAAAACCTTCGCCCAACTGTTTGATGTCCACCGTGGCCTTGTCCCAGGCAACCTTTTCGGTTGCCGTTAAATCGAACAGCCTACCCTCGGTGACCTTCTTTGCCGCGTCGTCTAGCGCCGACAGACGCTGGAACGTCTCGGGCGTGGCGCCTTTGATGCCCTGGCTGGCCTCGCGGTAGCGCCCCGTAACCGGGTCAAAGTCAAGGATGACCTCGCGTGTGGCCGGGCGGCGTGCAGCGGCCACCGCCGCCGCACCCCCGGCCGCCGCCACCAGA